ACCGGGATGGCGAAGGACACATATATTTCTATGACATTAAAGCGACACGGCATCCTTCTTTCTCGGTAAATGGGGCGCTTGTTCATAATTCTTCTGCGTTAAAAAATTATTCGGGCGCAACAAAAAAACTTCTTACAGCGATGTTTGCAGGAATGCAATATAAGCTCTGTTGCACGGCGACCCCTTCTCCAAATGATCACATGGAAATTCTTAATCATGCATCCTATTTGGATGTTATGCAGTCCCATGAGGCTCTAGCAATATGGTTTATCAATGATTCGATGAATATGGGAACCTACCGGCTAAAGAATCATGCCGTGAAAGACTTTTGGAAATGGGTATCATCATGGGCGGTATCCCTGTCAAAGCCCTCGGATTTGGGATATGAAGATAACGGTTTCAACCTTCCTCCCCTTAACGTAGTAAAACATCTCATAGATATAGATATAGTGGATGGGAGGGGCGACGGTGAACTGTTCAGAAATCCTGACTTAAACGCGACGGGATACCACAGAGAAAAACGTTATACTTCAAAAGAACGCGCAATAAAAACTGCTGAAATCGTTAATTCTACTGATGAATTATACTGTATTTGGTGCGATACAAACTATGACGCGGATGAGTTAAAGAAGACGATACCTGAGGCAGTTGAAGTGCGCGGAAATCATTCAATTGACTATAAGGAGCGGGTATCCCGCGATTTTTCTGAAGGCAAAATTCGGGTATTGATTTCCAAGCCTTCAATATTTGGATTTGGACTTAACTTTCAGATATGTCATAATGTTATATTTTGCGGCCTCTCATATTCTTACGAGAGTTATTATCAGGCAACCCGGCGCTTTTGGAGATTTGGACAAAAGAAACAGGTTAATGTTGATATTATCATCGGAGAAAGTGAAAAGGCGATCCTTGATGTAATACTTACGAAAGAGGAGAAGTATCACGAGTTGAAATCTAATATGCAAATTGCCGCGAATGCCGCGCAATATAGCCACAAGAAAGGGACAGAATACAAAATGGGGTATATTCAAAAGGCAGAATATGGAGATGAATTTACTATAATCAATGGAGATTCCATCGAAGAGGTAAAATCCATCGAAACCGGCTCCGTTCATTTCCAGATATTCTCTCCGCCATTTTCCTGCTTGTACATTTATTCGGATTCCTATCGTGATATGGGAAATTGTAAGGGTGACGGTGAATTTTTTGAGCACTTCGATTTTCTCATCCCTGAACTGTTCCGCATTCTTACCCCGGGTCGTCTTTGCGCCGTGCATTGTAAACAGCTCGTAAATTACAAGGGGCGCGATGGCGCAAGTGGACTTCGTGATTTCAGGGGAGATATTATCCGCGCGTTTATTAAACATGGCTTTATTTATCATTCCGAGGTCTGCATCTGGAAAGACCCGGTAATTGAAATGCAACGAACTAAGAGTCACGGTTTACTATACAAACAACTTCGGAAGGACAGTTCGTATTCCCGGCAAGGACTCGCTGATTATCTGGTTATTTTCCGTAAGTGGGCGGATGATGGGATTGACTCTGCCCCGGTAAATTACAAGACAAAAGATAACTTTGAACTCGACAAGTGGCAAAACTATGCATCTCCGGTTTGGTTCGATATTCGTCAAACGAACGTATTAAATATCCAGCTCGCCCGCGATGGCCAAGATGAGAAACATATTTGTCTTGCGCGTGATTCTCTGGTTCTCACCAAAGAAGGCTATATCCCGATTCAGGATATTAAAATAGGTGACTTGGTGTTGACCCACAAAGGCCGGTGGATGCCTGTCACCGCGAAAGCAATGACAGGCAGTAACCCGGTTTTAAAAGTGAAGGCGCAAGGCGTACCGGAATTATTTCTCACCCCTTCACATAAGGTGTGGGCAAGAAGCTCCAATGGTAAAAAACATCCGAAACAACAAGCGGTGAAATCTACCCCGCGATGGGTAGAATCTAAAAATCTCATCGGAGAGTATGTGAATCTTAAACTCCCGGATACGGAAGAACCTGAGAACAAATCCGAACTTCATTGGTGGATTGTCGGGCGGTGGCTCGCTGATGGCCACATTGACAAGCGTGGAGTGGCTCACATCTCATGCGGGGAAAGCAAGCTGGATTATTTTCTTTCAAAAGTCGGTGCCATTGCCGGTAATCCCCGAAAGGGAACAGCCTATCAGGTTCCCTTAAAAGACAAGGGACGTTTAATCAGAACAATCCTTGACAAATGCGGCAAACACGCGCATGAGAAGCATATCCCGCCTGAATCGTTTACGCTCCCAGTGAATTATGCGAGGGCTCTTCTGGACGGGTATCTTTCGGGGGATGGGCATTATAGGGAGGATAGGGAAAGATGGTATGCAACAAGCGTATCAAAAGAACTTCTTTTGGGGATGCAGGTCATTGTTCAGCGGGTAACAAATCAAATTCCTTCTATCCATCAAGGGCGGAAGGCAGGAACAGCGGTTATTGAAGGGAGGACAGTAAAAACTCATCAGGAATGGGTGATGTCATGGGGAGGAACGAGTCATTCATTTTCTTTTATTGCCGATGACGGGGCGTGGAAAAAGGTAAAATCTATATCCATTGCGGGCATAGCCGAAACATGGAGCATTCAGGTTATGGAGGACGAAAGTTATACCGCTGAAGGATGTATCGTAAAAAATTGCCCTCTTCAACTTGACGTAATCGAACGCGCTGTTGAACTCTGGACAAACCCCGGAGACGTTGTGTTTTCTCCTTTCGCGGGCATCGGTAGTGAGGGCGTGGTATCACTCAAAATGGGCCGGCGGTTCATCGGGATTGAACTCAAAGAATCATATTGGAAACAGGCGGCAAATAATCTCCGGGCGGTATCGGGCCATCGGCAATATAACATGTTTGATATTTCGGAAACCCTTGGGGATGAAGTGATGGACATAGAGGGTGAGGAGGAAGCGTGACCCCGTGCACTTCATGCGCGGCTCGTAGGTGGTGTCTTGACTATCCGCTTTCGCTGGCGTCCGGGATACCGATACGGGATTGCCGGTTTCATGAGAGCATCCCGAAAGAGCGGTTCCCTATGAGCGACCGGGGGAAGAAACTGTTGGAGGAGGAGGAGATATGAGTCGGCGAGACCGGAAATACAAGGAGCTATTTGCTCCACTACACGATCCCGCTCAATTGAAAATTGGGGAAAATATAATAACCCGCGTGTGTCCGCCGGGCTGTGACGGTAACACCGGGCTACGAATGCTGTATTGCCGGGCGCTCTCGGATGTGGTGAAAGAATCTACGCGGGCAACGACCGCTGAAAAAGAGCTTGACGAACTCCGCGCTTTCCTCGATGAGGTGAACGCTCATTTGGCGTGGGCCAGAGAGGATGGGAAACGGTTAAACCGGGCGCTCCGCGTCATGGCGGTATGGGCTGTCAGGTGTGATGGCTGCCATAAAACAGGATGTGCTGAGGATGACGCTGCGCGGGCTATTTGTCAGCGAAAGTGCGTAGAAGACGCCATTGGGCAGGCGATAAGGGAGGAGAAATGACCCCGTATCACAAAATTCAAAGCATCTTTAAACGAGATGTACGCGGTAAATTCATCACAGGCGAATGGTCAACACCGGAAATTGAATACCTGCAAAATAATCAATGGGTGTGGACAGAAAAAGTCGACGGAACTAATATCAGGGTAATGTGGGATGGAATAAACCTTGATGTTCGGTTCGGCGGGAAAACCGATAACGCCTCCATCCCGGTTCCGCTGTTTAACCGACTTACCGACCTATTCCCTAAAGAAAAGTTTTTGGGGCGTCCATCGTTCTGCCTTTACGGTGAAGGCTATGGCGCAAAGATTCAAAAGGGCGGCGAGAATTACAAGGCCGATGGCCCGGACTTTGTTCTTTTTGATGTGAACGTTGGCGGCTGGTGGTTAAAACGGGATGCGGTGGATTCTCTGTCATCTGAATTGGAAATACAAAGCGTTCCAATTGTCGGGATGGGCACTATTTCGGAAGCTATTAAATTCACAATGTCCGGATTTCCTTCGCTATGGGGCAACTTCATAGCGGAAGGGCTGGTTTTACGCCCGGAAGTGGAATTGTTCACACGCGGCGGAGAAAGAATTATCACAAAATTGAAACACAAGGATTTTAAATGAAGCGATACTACCACCGTATTCATCCCGCCCGGTTTGCTATATTCCAGCGGCAGGGCCATACCTGGGCCTGGATAAAGGAGCGGTATTACCGGCCCCGATGGTGTGCGCTCCGGGAAGCCCTTGACGGCGAAATGGGCTGCTGGGATTTGGTGATGAGGGCGGTTCATCGGCGGGAAGACTGCCGGGAATGCGAGTACAGAAAGGGGACGCCATGAAATTCCGCTTGTCACTCCGTAAACCGGTCCCGCGCCTCGTCGGAACCATTGATATTCTTTTGGCAGAAAATGGTAACGTAACGGCCTGGGATGGAGATATGATAACGTTTACGATGACGTCCGTCCGGGTGGACTGTATCGCTGCTGATGGAATATTGCTTTGCGGCATGGAGCCGAAGGGGAGCGACCGCGACGGCGCTCCGGTGTACAGAAATCAGGAATGGTGGTTAATGCCGGTTCACTCGGCGGATTGGGAAAGGGGATAAAATGACTTACGAGGAGAAGAAAGTTCTGGTGCTGGAATATCTCAGCCGCCCCGAGCATAAAGGGCGCGAATTCACCCCGACGATGATAGCGATGGCCGTGGGGGGACAAACCTACGATAGAGCAAGCTCATGGGGCGCGAGGGTATGCCTGAAAATGGTCTCTGAGGGGCTGCTCATCCGGGACGACGGCGGTTGGTATCGGGTGAAGAATTGACGTTGCCGGACGTAGAACCGGAGCCGTGACCTTGCGGGGCAGCGGCACATACTGGAGGGAACGCCAGTGTAAAGGAGGTTAACCGCTCTAATAGTCCGGTAGCTCAACAGGTCAGAGCAGTCGCCTTATAAGCGACAGGTTCAAGGTTCAAATCCCTGCCGGACTACCAAAAAAGAAAAATATCCTTGACAAATAATCGAAATATAGTATATTGTCTTTTGTGGAATGACAGGTATTGAGTATTTTTATGGACTTTTTACGCTGGCACCCCCAGCGGTATAGGCCCTCCGGTTATGACTCAATGCGAGTTCATTCCACGCCCGGAGGGCCTATTTGTTTTTATATCGGAAGGCGGAGAAGATGATACGGAAAGACGCCACAAAGAGAAAACTATATTCGGTGCATAGCAATCTTTATTGCTCTCGCTTTTAAAAAATCTTTTTATACTTCTTAAATACCTAGTACTAGTACTTATTTAAAAACGCAAATATCATGCCAAATATAGGACTCAATGAAAAATATTCCCCAAGACAGAGAAATCGAACGCTCATGTTTGGGAGCCTGTCTTTTTGAGCCACAAGAAGTTGTGGGGGTTATAGCAGAGAACGGGGGAGAGAATTTATTTTATTCTCCCCAAAATGTTTGCATATGGAAGGCAATTTATAGTCTACACGTTGAAGGTAACGAAATAGACCAACTAACAGTAACTAACGAGCTTGAGAAAATGGGTAAACTTGATCAAATAGGGGGGGAGGCGGCAGTAGCATCTTTTGGGGGGATGATATATTTAGGAAATATAAAGGCATGGGTTAAAATATTGAAAGACAAAGCAATATTAAGAACTGGAATAATGGCGTGTATATCAATGGAAGGGATGTTTAGAGAGGGGAAAATTACTGGCGAAGAAGTGATGCAGGTGTTAGAAGAACAGGTCGCGATGATGAAAGAGAAATGGCCTAAGAAAATATCGGGACTGACAGACAAAATACGGGAATGGGTTTCTGTTAGTGACGGTGAGTTCTCTGTTAGGCAGTGTTATGAAAACCTGAATTTAGTTAGTGCCCGTTATAAAAATGCAGCAAGGCAGGCAATTTTTTCCCTTTGTAAGGAAGGCGTTATAATTCGGGTGGGATCAAGGGATGGCGTTTATCGGAAAGTTGACAATGATTGTCAACCTCTTGACTGGACAACAGCAGAGAACACAGAATTTGAAATACGCTTTCCTCTTGGACTTCATGAGTTAGTGCGTCTATTGCCGGGGAATATTATGCTTATCGCAGGGGAATCGAATGCGGGCAAGACTGCATTTTCTATGCGAACGGCAGCGATAAACATGAAGGGAGAAAAAGAGATTCACTACTTTTCTTCCGAAATGGGCGTGGAGGAATTTAAGGAGCGCGTAGAAGGATTTCGCGAAGAGGGGTGGACAGTGGACGCATGGACTAAATACATTCGCTTTTACGAACGTTCTTATGGTTATGCCGATGTACTCCGGCCAGATGCTATAAACATTTTTGACTATATGGAAACACCATCTGACAAGCCATATCTCGTGGGAGATTATCTTCGGGATATTCATTCAAAACTTAGAAGCGGGATTGCCATCGTAAATCTTCAACGGGCGAAAGGTGCGGACTTTGGAAGAGGGGGGCAGTTCACATTAGACAAACCCCGTCTTTATATCAACATAGAACCAAACCGAGTGAAAATAGTAAAGGCAAAACTCTGGCGGAATCACGAGTTCAACCCGAATGGGCAGGCGCGTGACTTTGCCCTTGTAAACGGCTGCAAATTTGTTTCCAAATCAGAATGGTATAAGGCAGAGGAAAAGAAATGAGTAATCCACATCACATCAGCGGTGTTTTGCCGGAAGCCATGCGGCGGATACAAGACAAGTCGCCCTTCCGCGCGAAGAAAGCCAAATATGTATCTCGCGCTTCTTGCGGACACCTTATTCTAACCGGGGATACTATCGGCTATGACCCGGCGACGAAACAGACCCGATGTCACCAATGCTTTGCCAACATCCGGGAGCGGGAAGCGCGGGCGAGACAAACGGCGGTGAACGAGAGGATGAAGGTGGAGTGAACCCGAAAGGAGAATCCGATGGAAGAGCAGAAAAACGAGTGGTGGAAGAACGTCGATCCGAACAAGCCGAAAGACCCAAACAAGATAAGCAAGGGGATGCTCCGAAAGGCCATGCGTGCGATGTGTCTGAATAATTGCTGCGCCGGGCAGCAGACAGAAGTCGTTGAATGTACCGTTAGGATGCCCCGCAATAACGGGAAATGCTCGAATAGAGCGGTTGAAATCGTCTATCTTTTTTGAGCCGTGTCCAGAGAGGGGGCGACACACTTTAAGAAAAAAAACCGCGCACGCTGACAGATGGAAGGGGTTGTTCACTATACAGGTAAAAAGGCATTTTAGAAAGGGGTACGCTATGTGTAAATTTCTGAGCGGGATAGTTCTGAGGAACGGCGACGTACTTACCAGTGAGTATACTGATTCCCATGACTTGATCGTGGAATCGGCGGGTCTCAGAGAGCGCACTTCCCCGGCGGAGATGGGCTGGGTGAAAGTGGAGTATACGAGTAAAACCCTACTCGATATCGACACCTACAAACTGACCGTGGATAAGACGGATGTCCCCGCCTGGTTTGATGGAGAAATGTGCGAGTACGTCACCGCAAAAATGCGCCGGATAGCGACGAAATGTATTCTGGATAGGGGGGAAATAACCATTCTCCTGGGGGGGAAATGGGTGTTGGG